ATTACTTGATAGTTCCAACGCTTTAGGTCTTATTTAGATTGGTCTAGCGTCTTTTAGCTAGTTATAGCGATTTTAATAATAAAAGCTCGGTCTAACTAACCGGGTCTGGAAGTTAATGGTGCCACTGCGGTGAGGGGCTACATTGGCTCGTCTAACCACCACCAACTACGGTCACTTTCGTTTATTAAATACCAAAATGATGAATCACTAGACAATATTCTGATTTATTAAGGTTTTGGCAACTCATGAGTGAGAGCCTAAGCTCATGAGTCTCCTTTTACTCTGCTAAGTGTTAAAAATTCACCGTTCGCGATTGATTAATGTGTTAGGGTGCAACCCGACTTGACCTATGCTGGTCTAACCCGCCAGTAGTTGAGGGTCAAGTTGAAGTAATGGTTTTGGCGAGCCCACGAGGGTGGACTGGCCCAATGCATTAATTATGAACCACCGTGTTAACACAACTCTTAGGTTTACAGGGTATTAGGAACTGGACATAACTCCGGTTTTCCCTTATTTTACTTTCTAAAAATCGGCGAGTCGCCACCAATGGAAAATTTTAAGATAGAAAGCGGGTATTTTATCGCCAATGTTCACGGTTCAATTATTGTTGCAGAGCCTCAAGCTTTTAGTGAGATCTGCAAGCACACTAGTTCCGAGTGGGCTGAATGTCATTGCATTCATTGTTCTTTTTTGAAGGATGATTGTGTTAGGTCTGCAGGACCTTTCGACGGTTGTCCAAATTGTTCGTCAGCAATATCTAACAAGGTCTGCTGGCATGATGTCAACACTGTCAATAGAGACGTGTTGGCTGATTATGTTTCAACACCCAGCTTAGCCGATATGTGGTTGAGCTTGGCATTTGAAGAGAAGCTTCAGTTGTTTGAGAGCTTCACCGTTGCTATTGATGTAGACCCCGTGGCTAAGTTGCACGTGCTGCGTGGTATGTATCAACACTTGCCTGACATCCCAGTTCCTGATGGTAAGTTGGGCAGAGAATTAGGGTCACACCAAGATTGGTGTTATCTTAGTTTTCATGATCGACCAGATTGGGATAGTTCTGAGCCTTTGTCTAATATAAGGCTCGGATACTTTTTCCAATTGTTCAAGATGGCTCTCATGTCCATGGATCGTATTTTAGGCGTTCAACCCAGCGCTGATCTTTTGGAAGTTGATGAGTCGTGCCTAGTTGTGGCTATGGAATCCTGGAACAAGAGGGTTCCGTTATGTTGGCGTTGGGCCGCCCTGAGGGCATATACAATGATGGTCGGTTCTAAGGTCGCCATCTTTCGTTATATGTTTAATAAGGTCAATGCGCTTGGAGACTTGTGTAAGAGTCATTACCCTACCGTTGCTGTTCCTGAGTCTGTTTCGGACGTCTTTGTGTGGTTTGGACAAGTTTTGAATAACTTGCTCGATACTATCACTGGTGTGTGCGTCGATACTGCTGACCTCATTAAGGAGGCTATTGCCACTGTTATCGGCAATGCCTTGAGGGCTCCTCTCAAGGCTTTGTCTAAGTTCCATGAGTGGATAGCTGAGTCTGTGTTAAAGGGCTTATCTTCGAAGGGTACAAAGATTGTTGGCCTTGTGCGTGAATTTTTAACTCATCCACTTGTAGTGTTGTCTTT